TCTGCGTCTCTAATTTCATATTCGGTTGACGCACTTGGTAGATATTTTACATCTAATTCTGCCGGTGTTGTGGCGAAAGAAGTTGTTGGATATAATTCTCTACCAACAATTCTAAATTTTACTATTGACTTTTCTTTATATTCTGGTCTTAAATTTTTAAAATAAATTTTTAGTCTTTCTAAATCTGTCGCAGATAATGCTGATAAACTACCTGAATTCCAAGAACTATCGTCCCAAACTACCTCTAATTTAGGTGGGTAGATTGTATGAGTTTCTCTTGAAAAGTATTTTAGATTACCTAATCGTGTGCTGTCTCCCTCTTGACCAGAGTTAAATCCAAAACTTGATGTAGCAGGATTATTACCATAAGAACCACTATCCTCTCTTTTGACAATAAAGCCGTTGTTCGGGTATACTGAACTTGAATAAATATGATTATTAACCAAGTCAGTTACATCTGCTCTAACATCTTTTCTATCAAATGAAATATCGTAAGAAGCACTAATGTTATATTCTTGATTAGCATCAACACTTGCAGTAAACCAAGTTCCTCCATCAGTCAATACTGAACCTGTTACCCAAGGTGTTTTAGCATCGTGGTCTCTATATTGATAACTTACTCCGTCTGATGTTACGGGGTCGTGGTCAAGTTTTCCTGTCCCTTGTTTCCAACTACCACTAACCATATAAATATGAAGTGATTGTGATGCTTCGACTTCTTCTGATGTTGCGTCAAATAAATTTAAATAATACTTTGCAGTAGAAGGAATTTTTCCGTCCATAATGGATTGTGATATATAAGACAAATCAAAATCAATCAATATTCTTGATACATTTCCTACCGTACCATTATTGTTTACAACTTTATTAATTTCTAATATTTCATCAAATCCTGTATTTATTGAGGCGGTTGTTCCACCTGAATAAATTGTTGCGTCTCTTTTTCCAAACTCAAAATAATGCATTATCTATCTCCCACTACTCTACCCTCAATATCACTATTAGGTTTTTTCAATTCAAATATACTTGGGTCTAATGAAGTATAAATTACACCCTCTTGCGATGCAGTTCTAATATCATATATATTACCACTATAATCTGAACCATTAACGGCAGAATTTTTATTCTCGATTAATATTAAATCCCTATTTGGATTATTGACTTCTGGTGGAACTAACGATACAACTCCGTCCACTAATGAAATCTGATATGCTAAATCACTTAATACGATTGGTTGATTCATTTGCCATTTATCTGGTGCAAAAAAGTCTTTTACCACTTGTATTGATTTAAACAATACATCATTTTTATTATAACCTCGTTTTACGATAATGTTAAACTTGACACCAATGTTTATTACATATCCGTCTTTTATGTTGATTGCGTCTGTCAATAATCTATATTGTGAAAGATATGTTTTTAAGTTTTGTTTTACTGCTCTATTCAAAGGAACTAAATTTTTATCAACATTATATCCCAATAAATACATATTCAATGCTAATGGGTTTGGTTGTTTTGTTGCTGTTCTTGTATCGATAATCTGTCCGTCAATAATTTGTAATTGTCCGTCAAGTTCTAATTGTTCGTCTTGAACAATATATGCTTTTGCTATATTCCCATATTTTTGTGGTAATGAATAAGCTCTTGTGATGTAGTCTGCTTTTGTCACCGCGCTATTTTGTGCATTAAAGTATGCAGCTGCATTCTCTTTTATTTGTGTGAGAGTTTCTGATGATGAACCACCTGACGCTGGACCTTCGTTTGTAACTTTTAAACTAGCTTCTGATGTTGTTTTTTTAGTTGAATCTAATCCCGTGGTAGAAATGGTGTAAGTTGTTCTGGAAAAACTTGTTATACTATTACTAGCGACATTATCTTCAACCGACCCACCATAGTTATAAGTTACGGTAAGTGTTGTATTACTTGGAGCTAATCCAAATGTTTGTGTTTTTAAGAAATTACTTGGGTCAAAAGACTCATCTAATCTTGAAACACCCATACCTAATGATGAACCTACATTATCTGGATTTGGAATTATTTCCTCATCTGCGTTATCACTAACACCACTACCAAATCTTAGTTCCATTTTATTGTCATCACGAACATAGGTTGTAAATCGTCTTGATGATTTAATTAATTTTAATAAATAAGGTGTATCTAATTCAAATTCGCCTAAGTCAGGGTCATTTAAAGCAGTGTTTTGTTCTGTTTCAAAAATAGTATCTTGTGCTAAAAATGGAACTTCATAAAATTTATTTGCACTACTATCAACTACTGAAACTATTTCTGTGACTTTTTCATTTGACAAAACTATCTTATCAAACTCTTTTGCGTTTGTAAAACTAAATTCTTCAGATTCTCTTATACCAGATTTTGCTAAAACTTTTTTAGTTAATCTAAATAATGTAGGAGCGGTGCCTGTACCTGGGTCCAATAATTGAACATCCATTCTGTCTAATGAACTTGATGCTTTAAAATTAACATCATCCATTAAAGTAAACTCTGTTCCGTTTCCTGCTACTACTTGTGAGTCTGCACTTAATACACCTGCATAATCTAAGTCAGCTATAAATCCACCAACACCATCAGACTTAGCAGGGACCTCAACACTTACGGTTAGTTCAACCGTTGCTGGTGTTGCTAACTTAGGTTTATATCCATATGATTGTGCAATTGCTAATACATTTTTTCTTTCTTCTGCAAATTGTAAAAGTGTTTCTCTGAATTGGTTATCAACATAATAATTCAATACATCACCAACATAAGACGCCATCTCAACAAACATCATACCTGGTGATGCTTCATTAAAGTCATTGTATTGGTTTGGGAAATAGTTTTTCGCAAACTCAATTAAATTATTTCTTATGTCTGTAAAATCTCTACCGAGATAATTTACTTCTTTACTAACTATCTTTTTATTTGTACCGTAATCTGGCATTTTTAATCTCCAATTCTAAAATCAAAATTTAACACTTCAATAGCATCAGGATTTAAAGGCACTGAAAACTCAATTGAAACATTAACTTCATTATCTTGTTGTATAGTGAAAACATTTTCTATATTAATATATGCTAAGAATTTACCAGCTGCTGAACGAATAGCTTCTTCAATTCTATTTGGAATATCCTCACCTTGTTCAAAAACTATTGATTTTAATTGTGAGCCAAATTCTGGTTGAAATATTCTTTCACCTGGCGATGTCAATAGCAAGTTTTGTAAATTTGCTTTTGATTGTTCTAAGACAGTTTTTGTTTTGTAAAAAAATCCCTCTGGACTATGGTCCAATGGAAATCTTATTCCAACAAACTTGTCTTCATTTCTATCTATTTCTCTTACACTTCTTGCCATTTGTTATTAAGGTCTGTAATTACCCTCACCACTTTTCTTTTTATTTATTGCTTTCATTAAGTCAGAATAATCACGAGTCAATGCATTCTGAACATCTTCAGGAACTGCGTCTACTGAAACACCAGCTTTCTTGATTGAATCAACTGCTGCCATTTCTCTTGCTCTCTCTTTATTCTGTCCTCTACCTAAGTCTCCATAACCTAATACTTCTGCCATATTGTCAGAACCTAACACTCCACCGCCCAATGTTGGATATTCGTCAGTTTGACTTTGTCCCAATGGTTTGGTGTTATTCAATACCTCGTTTAATGCTTTATCTTTTGTGTATTGTTTTTTAGGTTTTTGTTTTACACTTGGTTTTGGTTTAGAAATAGTTTCTGATAAACTGATTTCTTTTTCGTCATTAATAAATATCTCGGTCATCTGTTTTTTAACTTCTTTACGGACAACTAATTCTATTATTTTTATTAACTCTTTTTTATTCATTACTGCTCCTATTTGTTAAATTTAAAATCTTTCCATACATTTTTAATTGTTCAACATCTCCCTCTACACTACCTTGTTCTGCAATATAATCTTCAAGAAGTCTAAACACTCCATTTTCTCTTGCTCTCGGTATATCTCCACCACCCACACTTTTATCTTGTGCGATAGCTAATGCGTCATTAGCTCCTGGTATTTGGTCCCTTTCTTCTGCTGGTATATTTTCTAATATGGCGAGTAAATCTTTTCTCTCACCGGCGTCTATTCCTGCAGAAATTTGATTTGCTCTTTCTAATTTTGCTTCGTTATCCTTTTTAAAATTTTCTGCTTTTTGGATAGCTCCCTCTATATCTTGTGAGAATTCATCAATATCTCCAACCACATTCAAAAGACTCGCTGGTATTGGTAGTGATGCTTTTATCTCTGCAATTGTTTTAGTGGTTAATACATTTTGTTCTAAAAATTCTAAATTCAATGTTGCTTCAACAAAGTTTTTTGCACCCTCTAAACCTTTGACTATATCTTTCACACCAGAAGGTAGAGTTACTGGATTAGATAGTTTAGGAACACCAACGGTAAAAGCTTGAAATAATTTTTGTATTCCCATTGTTTGTTTTAAAAATCCTGCCATATTTAAATCTGGAAATGGAATACCCTCTTTTGTAAGATTAACTATTTGTCCATTACCACTTTCTTTAATATCAAATTCTATTGTGCTTTCCTTTGGTCTTAATGTAATTTTGTCTTTTGCATTAATGGCAACATCACCCTCTACTGATTGTATGTTAATATCTTTTTGTGCAAACATACCGATAACATCTGTCTTAGCATTAAATACAAGTCTATTAGAATCAATCGTAATTTGTGGTTCGTCATATGCACTATCCATAACACTAAAAGAAGGATTTGCGTAATCAACAATCTCTCGTGATGTTAAATATATTGATGATGCGTCATCATCTAAATCTTCACCGCCTGAAAATAATCCAGAAACTATTTTAATGTTTGGTGAATCGGCAATTCCTGAATTTTGGTTACTCCCTAATCTAATGGTGTTTCCGAATCTTCCTTGTATTATTGTATCGCCCTCAAAAGATACCAATTTCTGTGGTGATATGTTTTTAAACTTCACACCTTCTTTATAATCTTTGAATAATTTATTTGAGTTTAATACCGCCTGTCCAAGTTTCAAAGTATCAATTGCTCTTTCCTCACCAGGTGCACTTTCATTGTAGTATCCACCATCATTTACCAATGATAAATCTTTACCAACCCTACCTATATAATATGGATTTGCGTCTCCTATGGTATAGTGTAAACCTAACCATAATTCACCAACAACTGGCATTTGTAAAATATTCGCATTTAATGGTTTAAATGTAGTGACTTTTTCTTTTGGTGAATCTGTAAGATATCTACCTTTAACTTCACCTGATTCTTGTATTGTTCCACCCTCACGAAAAACATCTAAAACTTCAAACACTTCTAATTCATAAAATTTAGAAACATCAGATATTTGTTTTAGTATGGTAAATAATTCTGTTCTCGTAACAAAACTATTATCGAGTGAGTTGTCATCTCCACCAGCACCTTGGTCAACAACTGTAAATGCCATTTAATTTTCCTTACTTATACTTGACTCTATTTCGTCTTTTTTGATTTGTAACTCTTGAACATCTGATTCTATTGCGTTCATCAATTGTTCTTTTTCTGCTTCTGATAAACCGAACTCATCTCCTGAATCTGATACTCGTTTTTCAGCTGCGGTAATTCTTTGAACGATTGTTGCTAACTTAACAAGTTGTTCGTCGTTCTTGACATTGATTTCTAAATACTCTTTTAACATAGGGATAATCTGAACGGCTGTATCTCCGTCCTTGATAAATCCCACAACCTCTTTCATCAATACTTCTAATTGTTGTTTATTGGTTTTGGAATTATCGTATATGTCTTTAAAGACATCTGATAGGGTTTTTCCCTTGAATATTTCGTAATCATTTGACATAGTTTTTACCTAACAATAAATATAGAGATGTCAAAAAAAGGGGATATATATTTATATACCATTTAATTTTTGTTATATTTGCTTATAGTTATTATACGAGTCGGATAAAACCGACTTTTTTTAAATAATAAAAGGGGGAAACACAATGAAAGAAACTATGAAAATGGTAATGGAAGCAGTAGGTGGAATTAAAGATATACTACTTCATATTATCGGATTAGGGGTTCTCGTGCAATTAGTATTTGTAGGTGGATTCTTAGGCATAGACATTGTTGGTAATCTGATTAATTTAGTGAACTTGATTGGTAATGCAGGGTTTGCTGGATTCATATCACTATTAGTGATATTAGGATTACTCAATAAATAAAGGTGGATTACAAGGGCAGTAGAAATACTGCCCTTTGTTATTTAGTTTGCTGGTTTTGGAACATCATATATTATATCATCAAATATTTTAGACTCGTGTAACTCTTTAATAAAATTATACATATCGTCATACCAATCTAATGGATATAATTCTGACCAACCATAAGCTGCTATATTTTTTGGTTGTTCTTTTATAAGTTGTTTTACTGGAAATTTTTGTTTAAATAATTTATCAACTTGTTTTATTGCTCCTGGATAAAATTCACGACCACCAAGAAACTCTAACTCTTTGATACCTGTTCGATTAGAGTCTTTTAATCGTATTTCGTGATTTGCTGAATATCCTGGTTTTATACATTCAATACCTTTAGGTTTATAAAGAACTCTTTTAAAATAAAATGATTGTATAGCACATTGGTTTAACATCTTACTTGTTGCCCCTCTAGCTGCTACCTCACTCATTTGTATTATTTGTATAGTATCTTCTGTTGCGTGGTTTGCACGAAACCTTTCCATAGTTTTGTGCATTAATTTATTATCTATAAACTCACTCATAAATTATCCCAACTACCTGTCCATTTGGTTTCAATCGAACCAGTAGTCAAATAATTTTTTTGTAGATTGTAATGATGTTTCTTCA